CTCATCGCCTTCGGCCATCTCGGCCTCGTCAACTTCGGGTTCTTCAGTTTCGACTTCAAAGTCCTCTTCGATCTGTTCTGCCAATTCAGTCATGCGATCCTCGCGATTTTCTCACCCATTACATTGTGCGGCTGGGTGGTTGCCGCATTCCGGGGGCTACGGCTTCTTGTAGAGCCTTCGCCGTGTTCACTACGTTGGTGCGCTCTTTCTGCTGAATGCCAGCAAGCACCTCAACGGTCTTGGCGCGGGTCTCTTCCGCACGCGCCAAGGTGTATTCTGTGTTGGCCTGAGCCTGGCCTGCCTTGGCCTGCGCTTCCATCGCGGCAGCTTGCAGGTACTGCGCCTGCGGGTCGGGCTGCTGCGCTGCCTGCATTTCGGCCAACAGCTTCTCGCCTTCCTGCTCGGTCGGCTGGATGACGCCCATCTTGATGAGCTTGTCGCGGAAGTAGGCGCGCACCTCGCCGATGCCTTCGCCGTCCATGTTCATCATGGCCATCGATGTCAGCACCTGCTGCGTCTCGGGATCGGGCGCAAGATGGATCATGCCCAACAGCGACCGAACAGTGGCGCTGCGCTTGGTGGCGCTGGCCGGGCCGACTTCAACAGCCACGTCAAACTTGGCGTTGCTGAGATCGTTCTCATATTCCACTTCGCCGGTTTCGACGTTCAGGATCGGCTTGCCCATCTCGATGCTGGACAACTCACCGCCGACGCCCACAGCCTTCATCTTGCGGCCAGGCTCGACAAGGATGTCGCGCGCCATCGAAAGCCAGATCTCGCCGCAACGCTTGATCGCCTTTGACATGTTCGACATGTAGATGAATGTCTGCATGTCCAGGCGCTGCTGGATCAGTTCGACAGCCTTGCCGCTGACGTTGGAGACGACTTCCTCGGCAGCGTCAGGCTTGCCCAGAAGATCGCTCATGTCCTGCTCGGTGATCTGCAACAGGCCAGCCAATGCAGGCGGGATCTGCGGCGGCTTGGTGTAGCCGACCGGGCCAGACAGAACCTCGCCGCCGTTGGCGTCGGTCACAGTGTTCAACAGCAGGTAGGGATAGTTTCGCAGGTTGTCCTCTGACCACATCATCTCATGGCCGGCCACCTGCTCGGGCGTGAAGATCGGCTTCTCAACGGTCGAGAGCGCGCTGATCTCGCCCAGCTTGGAAAGCTGCATGTTCTTCAGCCGCTGGGCATCCTTGGCCAGACGGACGTGGCCCATGCACCGCTCGATGTTGTCCACGAACCAACGCTTGCCGTAGACGGGGACAATCGGGATCTGGTCGCCGGCGATGTAGCCACTGTCTTCCAGCACCTTGCCGCCGCTCATGATATACTTGCGCACCTTGCGGCGCTTGACGCGGCGCTGGCGGACCTCTTTGGTGCCGACAGCCTCCAGCATCATTTCCAGTTCTTCGTCGTCCTCGAAGTCCTTTTCGGAATACTTTTCTTCCTGCCCGTCGATGGTCTGGAAAATGCGGATGGTCTCTGACGCCTCTTCGACGCGGTAGACCTCGGCCACATAGACGACATCAGGCGTGGCCCAGTCAAAGGCCCACTGCTCAATGCCCTTCGGCCAGGTGGTCGGATCGTCATCCCATGCGGAGCGGTATGCGTCACGGGTCATCGCGGTGAGAACGTAGCACAGCCGCGCGTCGGCCTTGTCCTGGCGCTTGGCGTCCAGATCAAAGAACACCGTGCTGTCGGCGTCGTAAATCGGCTCAATGCGGATGCGCTGCTTTTCGTTCTCTTCGTCGTATTCGTCTTCGTAGACAGCACGCAGGCGGAACGCACCGAAGCCGCCACCGACGGCCTCCTCGAATGCGTTGTCGTAGGCCTCGTTGGAGCCGCTGTCCTGCTCGTCGGCCCGGAACAGCCCATCGCACACGTCGGCCAGCTTGTCGTCGGCGGTGCCGTCCTTGCTGACGAAGTCAACCGTGATGCGGTTGTTGCGGTATTCGTTGATGATGCGCATGACGGCGAGGTGGACCTTGTTCACCTCAAACTTGGGCTTGTTCAGGTATTGCTCATAGAGGTTGCCCTCCCACTGCGCGCCGGCGATGGAGTAGAAGCGGCGATCCTCCAGGCACTGCAAACGCTCATCGCGCATCACGCCTTGGATGTCATCGAACTCGGCCAATGCTTCTGCATGGACGTTTGCAAGCCGCTGGTCTTTGGTCATGCGGGCCAAGGTGCGCGCCTTTCGCTGGATATTTGGGCCGCAGTATATGACAGGCCCAACAGAATATCAATCACCGTGCCAAGTGCTTCATTGGGGTCCGACTACTAACTGGTCCCACTGGCTGGGCGACATGTTCTCAGCCATCGCCTGCTCCACGTCCAAGGCGCTGACGCCAAGCATCGTTGCTGCGCCTGCAATGCCGTATTTGCGCACGATGTTGATAAGGTTTTCGTCAAAGACGACGTAGTTGCGGGTGCCAGCTTCAACATTGTTTTTCGCCCAAGACATAGCATCTGCCTCAGTCGGGAAAGCCTTGCTTGTGGTGATTATTTGCGTTGGCGTCGAAAATCCAACTCCAGCCCTGTTATCAACTCGGATTTTTGCCTTCCATCCATCTGCCGTTTTTTCAACGCCAAGGATTTCTCCTCCTGACGTGCCGCGAGACCCTGCGTCAAGGTATCGGACGCCGGGAATGCCGGCTTCTGATAGGGATATCCTAGCGGCTTCATCAATCCCTCCACCTGTAACTTGACGCTGGAAGTTGCGCTCTGCTGCGTTGGCCCCAGATTCCCTGCGGTATATGTCTTGAACGGCAGGGTGGTTTCCTATGTCATTGGGGCTTTCACGCTTCGCCAATTCATATGCGGCGACTTCCTCCTGCGGCGTAGGTCGAGGAACATATCCAAACTGTCGTTGAACATTCAGAGACTGGGCGCTCAACGGCGCGTCATAGTTAATGAAATCTTCTGGGTTGGCATTGATCTCAACCTCATACATGCTGCCAGCGCCGACATCTGGCTTTGTCAGCTTTGGCTTAACAACACGGGAATAAAGTGTCCTGGCTCGGCTGGAAACCCCGCCAAGAACATTTGGGATGTCTGCCATGTTGTTCACTTGAGACAGATTGCCAAGCAATTCTTCCATTGCGTCAGCATCATCTTCACTCAAACCGCTGAAGTAATCTGGCCAACGGTCACGGATTTCTTCATTCCACGGCGTGTTGACCGGTCTTCCATCAAACTGCAACGGAACAGCATCTGGATCTGTCAACGCATCCCGGTATCCGCGCGCAATCCCTTCATTCTCAGCAAAATACAATCCCTGCCCATAAGCCTGCGCGCCCTCGCCAGTGCCAATCTTGCTCATGCTGAAGCGGTCAAAGTTATGCGGCGAACCGTGGAATAGCCGCAAGGCCCCGCTCTCATCCGTAACAAAGCCGCGCGCCATGTCCGTTGCGGCCTGGCTCGTTGGAGACGATCCCAGCAGGCCCTCCATCATCGCGCTGGCGGCAGGCACGCCGATAGCCTTAGCGGCTGCCATGGGAGCAGCGATGCTGGCCACACCTGACGCCATCTCGCCCAGTGATGCGATGCGGTCCCAATAGCTTTGATCGGGCGCCACCATGCGAGATCCGGCCCGCATGGCGCTGCCGATGCCTTCGACCGGGTTGAACGTCTGGTTCAGGAACGCAAGCCGCTCGGTGACGCCGTTGCCGATGTCGAGGATGCCCGGCGCTGTGCGGCGCGGTGCCATCGTATCGCCCGGCTCATCCACGCGCACCCACTGACGGCCTTCTGGCGCAGGAGGGACGGGGCCAGCGTTGGGGTCGTTGCTATCCCAGACTGCCTGCCCTGTTGCCGGATCGATCAGCTTCATTCGTCAGTCCTTCGGATCAATGATGACGCGCTCGATCTTCTGGATGATCGCGCCGCCGTCTGGGCCAAAACTTCCCGGCATTGTATACGCGCATGGTTTCGTTTTCAATCACCGTGCCATCGGCATCATCACAGGGACGAGGCGGGTTGATTTTGGCTTCGGCTTTGCCACCATCGCCGGGAACAGATCGGTCATGCCCCAGACCAAAGCGTCAACGCGGTCAGGCGAATATCCTTGGCCCTTGCGGTCAAAGTCGGTGGTGAAGCTGCACATCTGATCTTCCAGCGCCGGGAAGGATTTGGCGTGCCGGATCTTGTTCTGCTCATAGAGCGCCGCGATAGGCTCGGCTCGGATATGCTTGCCGCGTGAAGCGTGAACCTTGCGCACCGGGACAGTGCGCCCGCGTGCTGCGGCCCTGATGATGGTCTCCACCAGATCGCCGCCCTGGTTGACTTCGGCCACGATGCAGTCGGCCTCAAATTGGTCGAACAGCGAAACCGCGCGCCGCGCCCAGTCCTCTGGCCGATAGCGCCCGCTGTCATCCTCCAGCACATAACCGCGCCCGGCTGCGTCACGTCCCACGACGATTATGCCAGTCTCGTCAGATCCGGCCTCGTTGGTGACGGCGGGGTCAAGCGCCACGATGATGCGCTCCAACTCGGGCGGATCTTCGTGCGTGATGTAGCTGCGGCGCCAGAGAGCGTTGTCATCGTCGGCTGAGAACGTGCCGTCATAGAAACGCCTGCGCTGGCGCTCTGGCATGTTGGCAAGGCTGCGTAGGTATTCTGGCGCAAGGTTGGCCACGTTGTCGGCTGGGTTGATGGTCGTGTGGCGAAAGTCCTCCGCATGATCCGGGATTGGCTTGCCGTCTGACGGGTGCAGGCCGAGGACAAAGATTTGATAGGACCAGTGCGCCGCCGTGGTGGGGTTAAGGTCAACATACATGACCTGGCGCAGGGGCTTGCCGTTCACCTGCACAGCGACCTGGGCCAAGCGCGACTTGACCAATTCGAAGGCATCGAGAGCGATCTGGCTGGCTTCGTTCAGGTAGATGGTCGCGTATTCCTTGCCCAGAACCTTGTCTAGGCGGTCGCGGTCCTTCAGGCCAGCCAGCCATATTTGCGAACCGTTGGGCAGTTCGAAATATCCGTCCTTGTCACGCCACTTCATCGTCAGGCCGGGGAAAGCCAGTTCCACCACCTTGGGGATGGTTTCGTTTCCGATGGATTGCTTGGCGTCCACGCCGTCGTTGCGGAAGATAGCGTGCCGCGATCCTGGCGCTTTCAGGGCGCGGATGATGATGGAGTAGATGATGACAAACGTCTTGCCAGAGCGCGAACCGCCGTAGACCAGCATGTAACGCGCGCCCGTGGCGAAGATCGCCCGGACCTCTTTCTGCTTGTCGGTCAGGTCAAAGGTTGGCGTCATCGTCTTTGATATTGACGTTGAAATTGGTCTGTTCGACTTCCAGCTTTTCGCGCCAATCTTCCTTGAACCGATTTTTCATCTGGAAAATGTAGCTTGTCGCGTTGAAATTTGGCACTTCTCCAAACGTCGCCAATCGGCCTTTGCGTTCCCATTCGACCTGCGAAATCTGCAAGCCTCTTTTTACGGCGACGGAAAATTCTGGATGGATTTCCATCCATTCTCGGATTGTCTCGCGGTGAACATCGCAGGCTTCAGCCATTCCGGCCATTGTTTCGCCGTTTCTTCCTGCTTCAATTACGACTTCACAAAATGCTGGATCGTATTTGCTCGGGCGTCCTGCTGGCATGATTTCCCACCTTCATCTCGGGCGATGCGGCCCGGTCGCTGGGGCGCAGTTTAGCGCAAGGCTGAGGCAAAAGAAAGCCCGACACGAATGCCGGGCCAAGTCGAGGCAGGTGTCCAACAGGGGAGGTGTTGTGCGGCGATGATAGCGCAAAGCGCATGCTGTGGAAAGACCTATGCGAAG